TCTGTGTACCAATTCTTTATCAATGTTTTTCTTTGCCATTATGCTTGTCTCTCTAATACTTTAATTCTAAAATTTCTTGAATCCGACAATGCGTTTGCAGTTGTGATTCTAAATTCAACGTTGTATATTGTGCCTGCTGTGCCGCCTGATAATATTGCTGTTGCCACTGTGTCTGTGTTTGATGATGACACCACAGTGATGCCTGAATCTGCAGATACAGACAAGGTTGATAGTGTGTCTCCTGTTGGCAAATAATTGGAAAAATCTAATGAATAATCTAATTGTGCAAAAGGATCTTTTTCTATGAATGCTCCGACTCTGTCTGTTTTGTATCCTGTAAGTGTTGCCATTAACCTTCTCTCCTATCTATAAGACCTGCTAGATCTACTATTCTTGTGTTTGAACCTGGTGTAACTTTAAGAATTCTTGTTTCACTTGGTATCAATCTGTTTCGCGTTTCCTGTTGTAAGATATTTATACGTGTCTCCGAGTCTATCACCTTGGTTCTAAAAGGTTCTAAGGCAAAACCTGCCGCAACAGACACTGTTGTGGTAAATGTTGATAAACTTGCTGATGCACTAATGAATGATGTTGTGTCTGTATCTGCCACAGTGGTTGTGGTTGTGATTGCACTTTCGCCATTACCAATTGTTACAGCATCTGACACAGTTGTTGTGTTGGTTGTCAATGTAACAGGGTCAACCAATAATCCTGATTCACCACTTGCCGCTGTGGTTGTGATTGTTTCTACAATGTTTACTGTGGCAGGATTTACTCTACCACCCTGTGCTGTTAAACTGCTGGATACAGAAATGTTTGATTCTGGTTTGGTTATAAACAATCCATCTGTGTCTGCCACCGTGGTGCTGACTGTGATGTCTACAGTTTCACTGAATCCTGTGATTGCATCTGATTGTGTGGTTGTGGTGCTGGTAATGTTACTTTCACCAGTTCTAATTACTTCTGCATCTGATAACACAGTAGTTGCAAATGCTGTGATTGTTTCACCTTCACGTTGTGCTTCTGCTGTAACCGTGAATGTTGCGTCAGCACTGATGTTTAATTCAGTGATGTTTGCAATAGCGGTTGCTGTACTGCTGGTTGTGGTTGCTGTGATTATCTCGCCAACGCTTCCACCTGTGACCACAATAGGTGTGTCAACACTGAACTGACTCCAATTGCCTTGTATCGGATGGTCCCATGTGCCCATCTCGTCCCATGAACGATTGTTGGCAATTGTCGTGTTGATGGTAATGTTGCCTGCGTCGTGTTGTACAACGACGTAACTGTCAGCAACATATCCGGATTGGACATAGCGTATATCTGCCATGGTCCCCTCCTAGATTAAGACATTGTGATCGAGATAGAATTTACCGCGAACTGTAAAGAATCACCGTCATCAACTTGTTTTGCAGTGGTTAACGCACCTGCAAAATATATGTGTACAATACCTGCAGAATCTTCTGAAGGCGTTGCAGAGTCACAAATTCCTATGTGGGTTACTGTTCCAAATGAACCACCCGATGCTGTAAACGTAACAGCAGATCCTGTTGGACCTTGTGATGTTCCACCTGAAGCGGCGCCAAATGATATTGCTTGTCTTGAATATCCGTTACCACTTACTTCGTTGGTTATGATTCCTTGTTCTAAATTTTCTAGTGTACCACCTGTACTATCATCACTTGTGAATAAAGCAAGATACAGATCTCCCTGCGGCACAAAAGGCGCAGAATCGTATCTAAGCACGTGATCAAGTAAGGCATTCTCTAAATCGTTACTAGCACTCATTGTTGTTTCTCCTTATAAGGTTTTTTGTTTGTTGTTATAACTCGTTTATTTATTATGTTTTGTTAATGCCTATCAATAGTCTGCCTGAAGTTGAGAAAGATCCGCCTGCTGGTGACTTGAACAGTGACCCTACTAATCCTGGTCTGCCGGCACTGTTGTCTATGGTTTCATTCAACACTGTTTGTTGAGAACTGTTATTGAACAAAGTGTGATTGTAACTTGGTGTCGATACTGAGTAATCTCCATCTGAAGCAAGATTAACCATCGTAAGACCAAATTTGTTACTGCTGTTTGAACTGGTGTAAGTGTAATTTTCAAGCACTGTTATTTTTAGTGTGCCGGATGTGGTCAGTTGCACTGAATCACGAGTGGATGTGTTGAAAACCTGTGTCACAATACTTTTTGTGTCCGAGATAACATTGAAAAGACCACCTGCCATAAAATTTGTAAATTGAGCGGAACTGCCTGAACTGTTGGCATAGGTTCCAGTGGTCTCAATCAAACAATCGAACTGATTTGCCACAACTGATAGTAAAGGTGCTGTGAATGGCATTATGACATATTCAACATGGCATTTCCGTACAGGTTCGTACCGTCGGATACGAAACATAAAATATCCACATCATTTGCACCTGTTGAAAGTGTTGGTGCTGTGCCTGATGGAAATTTGTACTCACTGCCATAACTTAGAGTTCTGCTACCTGATCCGTCTTGTTTAACAATCAGCACATAGGTTGCTCCTGCTTCTTTGTTTGTAGGATTTGCCAGTGCCCTGTTGTCTGTTAAGATTACTTGTGCCACTTGATTGATGCTGAGGTCCCAACCAATACTAGACGCATCAGTTAATGAAGTCAAGTCAAAATATTGTTGTTTGGAATATTCGCCTTTGGTTGCGTAAGGTCCTGAAGCATCATAGAAATCTATGATTGTGTTCACATTGTCTATGTTTTGTTTTATATCTGCACGTGCTGAACTGATTGAATCTGTTCCTGCATCGCAATTGCTTGTAGGTGCTTTTGTGCCTGATGGCCATGCCATAATGTTTCTCCTTTGTTGTTTATTTATTAAGCACTTTTGTGTCTAACTTTTATCATCTGTTTGATCAGTTGTTTCACAATGAAACAATGCTAGTGTGTCATCATCATTGGTGAATGCTGTTGTTGGTGCTGTAAAGTTTGTTGTGCTGTGTGCGTATCTGTTGACGCTGGATATTCTTATTTCATCAATATAATTTGTGCCTGTGCTGAATGTTGGCGATGCTTTTCTATTGCCCCAATACAAAACAGTTTTAGCACCAATGTTGTGGTTTTTGCTGGTTTTGTGTGTGCCGTTCAACCACACTCTCATATTGTTTGTGCCGTCGTATTGTAAGGCAAAGTGGTGCCAAGTTCCACTGCCTGGATTGCCAAGATTAACTTCTTGACCACTTTGGTTACCGTTTAGATAAAGATTACCGTCTTCCCAAACTTCTAGTGTGATTTGACTGGATGCTGTGGAGTAATTGTCATCATCAATTGGTGCTGTGGCAAATATTTTTGTGCTTTTGTTTGATGAACCAAGTATAGATGATTGGAACCAAAATTCTATAGTGATTGTTTCACCATCATCAAATTCAACACCCCCTGGCAGTTGAATAGAACCTGTTGTGCCTGATGTCATTGAAAATCCTGTGTTGAACTTGCCTGTGGTTGTGCCCCAAGAACCATTTGTCCATGTTGATCTACTAACATCGTCTGTGGTAATGGTCTCACCATTATTGCCTTCAAAGTTTAATAATACTTTAGTGTCAGCATCATCACCTCTAAATGGATAATCTTCTACTGGTGTAAAGTTTGATGTGTATCTTGCTACGCTACTCATTCTATATGCGTCTATGTAACCTGAGAAGTTGCTTGTTGTACCTCCCACTGTGCCTATCCAAGTGGTGCTCCATTGTTCGTAATTAGGAGGAGTAGTGCTACTCACTGTGGCACCCATTGTGCCGTCGTAAAATGTTCTGTATGTGCTACCATCCCATGAGATTGCGAAATGATGCCATGTGTTTGCTGACACGCTGGACCCAACTGTCACATTGTTCACAACATATGAACTGCCGCCCCAAACATAAGTTCTAAGAGTGGTTCCATTTAGATACACAGTCCATGTGAATCCACCATGTGGTGATCCGCCCCACACACCTGCCATGTATTGATCACCTGTGGTGTTGTCTGCTCTGAACCAAAATTCTATTGTGTAAGCACTGCCAAATGATGGTGTGGCGAATTCACAATGACCATCGTTGTCATATGATCTGAAACTTGTTTCACCAATTCTTGCTTCACCTGATGATATTGAGGGTGCTGTGCCTGCCTGTGCGTTGGGTTGTATGTGTATGTCCAATGGTCTCAAATCACCTATGTCGTCCACAATGTGGAAGTTACCGTTTGATCCCACCGGACCATCACCGTGTAATAATAATTTGGTGTGGTTGTCTTGTGTGAATGCCGCTGTGGGCACTGTGTAAGATGTGCCTGAATATCTTGCTGTGTCTGATATTCTAAATTCATCAATATAACCTGGTGGTGTGTAATTTTCTGCTCCAATTGAATTGTGCCATATTCTTAGTTCTGTGTGTGCATAGTTGTTGGAATCAGAATAGTCTGATCCTACCTGTGCACCATCCACAAACAATCTTGTGGTGCCTGATTCTCTTTGTGCCACAATGTGTTGCCATTGATTGGCACTCAAACAATTACTTGCTGTTATTCTATTTGCTGTGGTGTAAAAATAAAGATCATCTGCTGATCCATCTGAAGGATAAGAATACAATAAAATTTTTGTTGACGCACTGGATCCTGCTCTAAAGTCAATGGCAAATCTGTCCAGTGATGTCAGATATTGAAACCATTCAACGGTAAAATCTCCTGTGCCAAAGTCTAGATTATTATCAGCATTGTCATTCATTGACAGATAATCTCCTGTGCCATCAAATTTTATACTACCACCGCGTGTTCCGGTTCTAAATTTGTATTGTGTATTGGACAGTTGAGCATCGCCATTTGCTATGACATTCATAAACCCTGTGGTTCTATTGGTATCGGTTGTCGCTACTGTTAATACTCTTGAAAGTGTGTTTAATCTTGCCGCGCCTAATGGCATATTTGTTCTCCTTAACTAAAGTTTGTACTTAATGATGCAAAATATATGCCACCAATGAAAGTGATTGTCATAATGTCTATGGCATTTGCCGCTGTGCTTAATGTGGATGTTCCACCAGCAAACAGCATTCTGTTACCTGAATCTAAACTTTCTGTGAATGTTCTACCACCTGTACCGTCTTGTGTAATGACCAGCGTAATTGATGCACCGTCTGTTTCTGTAGCAAATCCTTGAAAATTTATACTTCCTGTCAGTGTAATTCTTTGTATTGAACCGTCTGATGGTTCAGGTGTAAAGTTTGCGTTGAACGTTGCATCATGAATCTTTTCGTTATATGTGCCATTAAAAGTGGTTGTGCCTGTGACTGACACACCTCCAGAGGCAGTTTCAAATTTTTTGCTTGTGCCGTGATATAGTTCTGTGACACCATTCTGCGACACTTTGAATACAGTATTTGGGGTTTCATCAGTTATTACAAATTGTGTTGCACCTGAGTTTAAACTCATTTGTACTGGTTGTGTTGATGTTATTTTTGAATCCCCTGAATTAGAAAATAATACCATGCCAGTGTTGTTGAATCTTATAAGACCAGTTGAGTCCGCCATTTTTATTTCGTTGCCGTTTGATTCAAGATCACCACCAAGTTGTGGTGTAGAATCCGATACAACATCTGATATGCCTGCAGACACTGTGCTTGTGATTGTGTATTCTCCCGCACTGTCTGGATTGGTAACAGTTATGCCTGTGCCTGCTCTTATCCTTGCAAATGAAAGATTGTTTGAACCGTCAGTGATTAAGAATTCGCCCGCAGTACCATCTGCTTGTGGATAATTCAATCCATCAATCACAACTTTGCCTGAACCATCAGGTGTGATATTAATGTCTGCACCAGATACAGAAACAATGCTGTTGCCGTTAACATCTAGGTTGCCACCCAGTTGCGGTGATGAATCAGACACAACATCTGATATTCCTGCACTTGCACTATTTGTAATAACAAAATCTCCTCCACTGTCTGGATTAGTGATTGTTATGCCAGTTCCTGCTGTAAGTTTTGTAAATTTTAAATCTCCATCTGCATCAGACACCATGAAGTCGTTGGCATTGGGTGAGTTGCTTGGAAACGTTATTGTGTAAGATTGTCCTGCTGAGTGAGGCGGTGATGCTAATTTTATTCCATGTGAGTTTTGTGAACAGTTTAATTGTATTGTGCCGTCTGCTGATGCACCATCACCTTCAATTTCTACAACACCTGTCCCATGAGGAGATAATTTTAAGTTGGCATTTCCAGATGCAGTGATAATTTTACTGCCATTCACATCAAGATTGCCACCCAGTTGTGGGGAAGTATCTTCTGCGATATTCACAAGACCTGCACCATTAATTGTTAAATTGGCATTGCCTGCAGAATCTTCTGTAACAGCAGTGGTTATGTTTGTGCCTCCTGCTATTGAGAATACACCGTTATTTTGTGATTGTCCAACTTTTACAGAACCTGTATCTGCGTCTATTTGTATTGGTAATAATTTTGTTGTGAGTAGATCAATAAAGTTATTGTCTAATTCAGCATAAGTCAGCGAACTAGATTTTGTCGTTGCTCCTGACTGTGATTCTTGTCGTAGTGTTATTGTCATCTGTTGCTCCTATAGGTGTCGCACGTGCCCTAGTATTTATAATGTTTGTAATACTTTGTTTTTTCCAATTGCTTTCTTGCTTTGTTAAGTGTACTTAACCTTTGTATGATTAATATAGGAAGTTCAAATTGGTAATCTACAGGTAACACGCTTTCATCACCATCTGGATGCATCATCAAACAAATGGTGTCTTTATGTGCTAGTTTTTTATTTAATGCTGTAATCATCTTATCCATCTTGTCATAACTCATCCAGAACCCAAAGGCAACCACTGCTTCAAAACGAAACACATCTTTCATGTGTGCAAAATTGTTGGCAAGAAATTCAGGTTTTGTGGTTTGTGCAATGTGTATGCGGTTCCTGTATTTGCCTATAAATGGACAAATAGGCATATTGTCCATTTTTTTATTTGGTGTAGACAGTTTGTCTAACCATGCTTTTACTTTATTTTTTGTGGTGTCTGTAACAACAATTTTCCGCATATTCAATACCTTTTGCCCCATCTGGTATGTGTACCACAAACCTTGTGTTGGGTGCTTGTTTAAACACTGTGGACCAATTTGGTCTCCATTCTTTATTTAAATTAGGTCGTTGTGGTCTTTGCACCCTGTCGTCCATAAGACTGGTTAAATCGTCTGTGAACATAGAGTCCATTCCCCACATATGTATTTCATTATGCGTTTTTGCCATGTGTTCTACTGCAAGATGCCCTGAATTCCATCTGTGTCTTTTTTTGTAAACATCTTTGTATGTGCCAGGCAAGGATTTTGATTCTGCGTATCTTTTGATTTCTGGTGTACACCATATTTCAACAGGGTGTATTGCTGTTCTGTTGTTTTGTAACCAAACTAAAACTTTTTGATCTATAATGCTGAGCACTTTGTAATTGTGTTTGTGTTTTGGTACATTGCAGGCAACCACATAAGCATTAACATCAAAAGTGTAAAGATTTTGACTGTTGCCGTTACCTACCAAATGCACGTTCATATCAATATTTACAAAAAAACCTTTTTTGCTTGACTAATTTAGGTATTTTTGTTAAAATACTTAAATAAAGGAGTAATATGAAAAATATAAAATACATTGAAACAACACTCGGCACAGATCCAAAAAATCCATTGTGTCAAGTGCGTGATGAAGATGTCACATATATTTTGAACTATCTCATGGGGACAGCAAAATATTTTAGCGACATATCACAAAAGAAAGCAGACGTATGGCATGACATAATCAAACGTTTGCCCAAACATTTACACAAAGGTGCAAATGGTCCAAACAGCATAATAAGTTTTTGTTTGGGTTTGTTGACCAACACATATTTCAATATACAAAAATATAAAGGTCAGTGCAGAATAAGTCGCAAACAGATTGAAGATTTAGAATTTTGTTCTAAATGTTTGCACATTGCAGATGCACAATTCGAACCTATTAGGTTTCAATCTTCTTTGATTGAAGTTGCAGGCGAGATGGTGTAATGGGAAAACCTAAAAAGTTTTTATCTGATTGGGGTTGGTACATTCAAAAAGGTACAGATCCAAGAATAAGAGACACACGTTTTGAAGGCACATATGAATATTGTGCTGAACCCACACACACCGATGGTGAACAACATCTTGTAAAGTTTGGAAATAATTTCAATGGCACATGGAGAGATCCTTGGAAGATGCCCCATGGCAATTGGCATTTTTGGGACAATCCTGAACTGTGTCATTTGTTGTATCCTAGCAGTGTGAATGTAAAAGCATCTAAAGACTGGATACGTTGGGTAAAGAACAGCATACTGACAAAAGCAAGTGAATTTACAGATGGTACAGAACGTATCAATTGGATGTTAAAACAATTGAATGCCTGTGTGCCCACATGGCAAGATCTTGTGCGTGAATTAGATCCCACAGCATTTGATCCTATTCAAATCAGAAACAAAACAGCATTGGTTATTACAAGTTCTCCCAACTGCCACTTGTACTACTATGGTGAAAGCATAGGTGTATGGACCAACAGAGTGAAAGAAAAATTAAACAAGATGGGTTGGCAAGTAAATGTAATAAGACAGAAGTCCAGTAGAAAAACAAGAACACAATCTGCAGATGCAAGATTGTATCAACAATTGCAAAACAAAAAACCAGGCATCATTGTGAATCAACACAGTGCCAGCACCATTGAAGCATTGTGTTCTGGTGTGCCTGTTGTATCCACAGGTGATCATTGTGGTGGACCTTGCATAACCAATTGGAAAGATTTTATTAATGGTGCAGATCCTACAACGCCCAACGAAGCAGACTTTTTTGCTTGGATGAATGTTATTTTGTCCAACATAAGACACAAAACGGAAATTGTGGATCGTGATTTTCGTCAAAACAACCGTGTACTACCACAATGGGCATAAAATCACATGGCAATAGAAAATTTCCAGATGTACCAACCAAGTGGGTCACAAGATACAATAGGAAAAAAGTGTTTTGCATATACAAAAAACAAGAATGGGCATTCACACTGCATTCTTTCTATGACTTATGGTGCAAAAGTGGAGTGATGAACAAAATTAGCAGGTCACCAGGCGGTTATTGTATGGTAAGATTGGATCCTACAGAAGCATGGTCACCTAAAAATGTAAAAATAGTACAGAGAGGAAGGTTATTGATGAGAAATATAGGACAAATGTGGCGAAACAGTTGGGAGAGATCATGAAAATTATTGCATATCATGATTTGACCAATGTTGAAGTGGCAAAATGGGACGATCCACATCGTTTGTTGTTGAGAAAATATTCATCATTAGAATTAGGCACACAATTGGCAAGTGAGTTTCATTATTGCTCTTTACAAGAAGCATTGATGATTGTTTCTGTACAACTCTATAGTGCATTTGGAGGAGACAACCATCTAATGGTGATAAAACCTGGCACAAAAGAATTTGTGGTTGGTGAAGACAAATTAAATTTCAGAGAATTATCAAGCAACAACTGGCACGCAGAGTGTTGGGGTATACAAAGGGAGATACGCGATGTGCGGAGTGGTTGGCATCTCAACAAGAGATGAAGATTTTATTGATACAGCAATAAAACAATTAAGACATAGAGGTCCTGATGGTGCAGGCAAATACATTGATGCCAGTATCAGTCTTGGACACACACTGTTGGCAATAACAAGCGATCCCAAACTGGGACAACAACCTTACAAGACTGCACGTGGCAACATCTTGGTTTACAACGGCGAAATTTTTAACTATGAAGATTTGTTAACCAAGTATACACAGTTTAAACCACACACAACTTGTGATACAGAATTATTAGCATGGGGACTGGATCACTATGGTATGGATTTTGTAAATCAAATAGATTCACAACACGCATTTGTGTACTACGACACACAAAAACAAAAATTGTATCTCAGCAGAGACCATGTGGGCATAAAACCTTTGTACTATGCAGAAATAAAAGAAGGCATTGTGTTTGCCAGCGAAATTCAACCATTGCGTTCAAAGGTAACAAAGTCAAACATTATAGATCCTGTTGCACACAGCAGTTGGAGTTTGTTGGGTGTTAATTTTACACGCAATACATTTTACACAGGCATCAAAAAAATTATGCCTGGTGAATGCATGGTGTATGATATTCCCACAAAACGTTTGTCGCAGTTCAGTAGGTTTTTTGCAACCACCAACACACGCAGACAGTTTGATGCAGAAGAATTTAGATCACAAGTGAAAGATGTGTGTCGCAAAACAATCAGAGGATTGAGAAAGACAGCAATATTTTTAAGTGGTGGTTTGGACAGCAGTATGATCACTTATGAAATTGCAAACATGATGCCCAATGTCACAGCATACAGTAGCAAGATAGAACCATGTCCGGTAGACAAAGAAGACTTTAACAGTGACTGGCGTTGTGGTAAAGAACTTGCTGAACAATTAGGCATACAACATCACACCATAACCTGTACACCAGAAACATGGCAAGATTATCTACATCTCAGTGTGCAAAGTCTGGAAGAACCTTGCTACAATTCCTCACTGCCCATGTACTATCAGACCAACAGATACATGGCATTGGATGGAGTGGTTGTGACCATTGCAGGTGACATGGGTGATGAGACACTGGCAGGATACAAAAAATATTCACAGATGCCACCCATAAGCACATACCGTGAATTGGTTGCACACTGGATGAAACGTTTGAGTCAACCACCCAGAGTGCCTTGTGCATTAACATCAGATCAACTGTTGAAGGTTTTGATGATGGATGTTTTTGATGAAGCACAATACAATCCAATTGATCCTGTGAACAGTTTCATGCTGTTGGACATCACAGCAAACTGTGCCGCAGACTTCTTTCAACGCAATGATAGATTTGGCATGACACACAGCATGGAGGGAAGATTCCCGTTGGCAACCAAACAGTGGATTGAATACACCATGAGTATGGAGAGTGCGGAAAAATACAATGGTGGAATGAAACTGATGAGCAAACAGGCATACCATGATGTGTTGCCACACAGCATCATACACAAACCCAAGACAGGTTGGACAGCACCACATCAACAATGGTGTAGGCAATCACCCAAATCAGCAGGTGTATTGAGACGTCATCAACCGCCCGAAGTTCGTAAATACTGGAACACCAAACGCGAAAGTGTGATGCATCAATACTACACATGGTGTCAACTGCAGGGAATGAAACATGCACCAATTTAAAGTACACTTTGACAACTATCAACAGTTTGAAATCCATGTCAAACTGTTGACAGGCAAATTGAGCAAGGATCTCAATCAAAACTGGAGATACACCACATCAGGCATAGAACTGATTGAATTCATGATGAGATGGTATCCAAATTGGTGGCGGAAATTGGACCCACACATATGATTTGGCAAATTGATCGTCTAAATAAAAATAGACCCCAACAGCAGGAACAGGCGAGCACAGTGAGACAGGAGCAGTGGGGCATGGCACAACAGTACATCCAACACTATGGTGTGGCCCTAGATTGTGGTGCACACATAGGTGAATGCACACAACAGTATGCTGAACGATTTCAACAGGTGATTGCTGTGGAACCCAATTCCACATTTCATGAATGCTGGCACCTTAACTGTGATCATCTCACCAACGTGCAACTGCACACTCAAGCACTGGGTGATTGTGAAGGCAGAATGCAGAGAGACAATCCATTGGCACAGGTACTCACTGTGCATGAAGAGGAAGAAATCCAGATGCACACACTGGACAGCATGGGGTTAACACAATTGGATTTCATCAAGATAGATGTGGATGGATCTGAAGCAAGACTGTTGCAGGGAGCAACTCAAACCATACTGAAATTGCAACCTGTGATACAGATAGAAATCAAAAAAAATCGTAGACCTGAAGTGAGACTGAGTGCTCTCGAACAGTTGCGTGATCTGGGTTATAAACCCCAAGCACGTGTGCGTTCAGATTGGATCTACACAACATAAGGAGATGACAATGAAAGCAGGCAAGATTTGGGGACAAACAGAACTGATACACGCCAATGGTGTGTTGGAGTTCCACAGGATAGAATATAAGAAGGGTTACAAGTGCTCAGAGCATGAACACAGATTCAAATGGAATGGTTTCTATGTGGAGTCAGGCCGTATGATAGTGCGTGTGTGGCAGGATGGTGTACAGCATGGCATGGTGGATGAAACTGTATTGTGTGCAGGAGATTTTACCCAAGTAAAACCAGGCAAGATACATCAGTTTGAAGGTGTGGAAGATGGAGTGGCATTTGAACTGTATTGGGCAGAATTCAATCACGATGACATTGTGCGTAGAACAGTGGGCACTGCTACCAAAAACGCGAAGCGTTCGCAGAAAAACGCAAAATAAATTTATGAATGAATATGAACTGTATTTAAAATTGGCACAACAACATCATGAACTGCCCAACACATGGAATGGTTCCAATCTGAGAGATCATCACATGGACGCAATCCGTCAGTTGATTGAACAACATCACATCAAGAGCATACTGGACTATGGTTGTGGCAAGGCACTGCATCACCCCCCTGAATGGCGTGCCACACTGTATGATCCTGCTGTGCCACAATACTCAGAAGAACCCACAGGAGAATATGATTTGGTGATCTGCACTGATGTGTTGGAACACATACCTGAATCAGGATTGCAGTGGGTGATTGACCGTTTGCACCAGTTCAGCAAGGGTGGTTGGTTGTATGTGAGTGTGTGCTGTCGTAAGGCAAAACAACTGTTGACAATGCCCAACAGCATGAGGCGATACAATGCCCATGTGTGCATAAAACCAGAGGCATGGTGGAAGAAACGTGTGCAGGGTGAAAGAGTAATTCTTAAATTTACAGATTAAACTGGTTTTGATGTGGCGGATATTTTTGGCACCAGGTTTGAGCGACGAATGTTTTAACGCAAGACAGCAGGCACCCCACTCCTAATGTGCAGGACGGGTCCACCACCATACCCCACAGTGAGAACCGTTCCCCACACGGTGAGAACAGAGACTACTACCAAAATTTTGGCACAATGAACTGTTGACTTAGGGTTTGAAATGTGCTACAATTAAGTGTTTAATATATGAAAACCCTGGGAAGAATATTCTGCATCACTGTGTTCATGACTGCGTTGACAGGATGTTCTGCCCTTGAGTTGTCCCCTTCCTTCACTGATACCTTTTTAGAGAACCATACCCCCCAATACCGTATCCAAGGCAACCATATCTACAAGAATTAGGCACCATTGATGCCATCAGAAGTGGTTGATATGGAAGGATATTCTGGTTTGCACGTTTGATTTTGGGCGATATCTCAGGATTAGACAGATTTTGACACAATCAGAAACGGTTGCCTCCAATTAAAAATACCAATTCAGACCACTCTCAAATGGTTTCAACGGCCCTACTGTTATGATTTGTCCTGTGGCCAGAACCCTTTCATTGCACCTGTTTGACTCACATTCTTGTAACTGGCATCCACTCTGCTCAAGGTTCTGATCCATTTTATGCCTTCCTCATGAGCGACAGTGAGGTGTTCGTACACAGTGACCATGTCTTTCATTTGTTTGTGCCATTCATCTCTCTCACTCACTTTCATTTCGGTGATCAACATCATGTGTGTGCCTCTTTCTGCGTGTGCAGTTATGATGTCTTGATATTCTTTAAATGTGCGTGGTTTCAGTGAGAATATGTGTGTGTAGGGTTTCTCATGTATGATTCGATTGGGTTTGCTCTTCAACAGTTTGCGTATGTGATGGTGTGCATCTGGTGACCATATGGAGTTCATCTTGACATCGTGCATGGTTCTCTGCAGGAAGTTCATCACGTGCAGGGTGTATTGGAATTGGTTCATCATCATGTGTGTGAGTGGAAGTGAGTAACGAAATGACAGACTTGGACTGCACCTCCACCCGTTTAAGGAGTAAACTGATTGTTGTCAGAATACATCAGTATTTACTCTGTGATATCTCACACTCACTGAGGTGTGGCACACCCATTAGGATATAACCCCATGAAGGGGATCAATGGCATATTGATGTAATGTGGTGTGCCATCAATATTTACCCTCAATCACACACACTGTGGTGGAGACTGAAACAAGTTCAGTCTAAAGTGACTCACGTCACTTTGTTTCCCTTGAATCTGATTGATTGAATAGACGGAACCTATCCGCGGGTTCCATCTATTGTCTCTTGAATCGTGTTGAACGAATGAGACTGGAAGCAGGTGTTTTGAATTGTGTATTGTCGCAGGACTCTGTGCTTTTCCTTACCTGCCACGACTCTCTGTTAGGAGTCTATCACTGCGTTACCGTGTATGTGATAGTGTTTGCGACACACTCACCAATATCATGCCTAAGGGCAATCCGTCAGTGTTAATTGGCATCTTGGACTGATATTTTAGGATTTGCAACCTTTGTCCCTGTTGTTGTGGATGCTATGCTTTGCCTCTGTGTGATTTCATGTTTTGCGTTGTTGATTGTTGCCTTTGCCATTTTGCTGTTGGGTAACCATGTGCTCACTATCCATCGCAAATAGTTGATGGGCACCTGTTTCAGTGTTTTGCCTTTGTGTTTGCCAAATTTCAGTTTGCTCCATTCCACTTCACGCTCATAAGCAATCCGACGGCGACCTGTGCCTACCGCAGAGTGAACATCATTGTGATAATTGTGTTTGGACCAATCTATTTTTGCCATTTCAACAATTATATAGCACTGTGATGAAAAAGTCAACGATTAAGTGAGTGATTTGGGGATTTTGATTAGAAACCCCCTGTAGAACGGTGGTGCTGGGTACAAATGGGAAGATTTGTTTGAGATGTGTTTGACGTATCGCTAAACCCAGCACTCCCGCTGAAATATTTATTACGTGGCGCTGTCTGCGTGTTCAACCTTGAGTATCACACCAAAAGGTTCTGAACATTTGTGATTGGCACATCTTATGCGCCACTGCACGTGTTTGGTTTTGTGTCCGTAGGTTCTGTAGTATCCATACAGGGTGTTCTGAGGCACTTCGCACAGAAAATGGTTGCTTTTACATTTGGGACACTCGGTGTGTTGGTGAAATGTTTCTGGTGAGTAGTGTGGGCGTCGTTTGGTGTATTTTTGACACTGCACTGTGAATGGTCGGGCCATCTAGAATGTTCTTAGAAATATCGCCGTCAGCATGGCCACAATCAGACCTGTCAATGCCAAAATGTACAATTGGTAGTGTTGTATATGATGCAGATGATTGTTCATGATCTTGTCCAGTGTGCGTTCTATTTTGTAGATGCGTTTTTCCAAACTGTCTATGATTGTTTTTTTCATTATGCTATGTTGACTCCTAAATCAATGGTTCTCCAAGAAGATCCTGTGTACACTGCTAGACATGGTGCACCTCCTGAGTCTGTGCCTCCATCTGAACAGTATGCCACATCACCTTCTGCCGCATCGCTTCTGGCATTCAATTGTGCCACAGTCTGCGGTTTGAGATTGACAATTTCTTCTATTTTGACTTTGCCTGTGGAAGGATCCAATGTTAAATTGGTAGCAGTGGTAGAATTCAATTCATCTGGTATCTGTGACGCCGCTATTTTGGAACTGCCATTCAGTCCTGCCACACCGTTTGCTGTGTCCTTGCCGTCTATTACGTTCTTTAATTCATCAAATGCTGTTTTGATATCCGCTCTTGCTGATGCTGGCGAATCACTACCATCATCTAGATTGGTTGTTGATACATTTGAACTTGTTGCCCATCCCATATTGGTTCTCCTTTGTTGTTTTTATTTATAAAATTGGTTGCACTACACAACTTATCTTATCTATTTGTTTTGCCCGTATACTGACGTCTACGAGCGACTAACACACCTTTTTTAACTGAAGTTGGTGCTTAAACTTGCCAAATAATCTGTACCATCGTAAAATATTGTTATCACATCAATTGCATTGGCGGCAGTACTCAAGGTTTTGGTTCCTCCCGCAAATTTCATTGTGCTACTGAGTGTTCTTCCACCTGTTCCGTCTTGCTTTACTATTAAAGTTATTGAATCTCCATTTGCCACATTTGATAATGCGTTCAATGTAAGGTTATTGTTCAATGTGATTTTTTGCACACTGCCGTTGTTGGGATCTGGTGTTAGTGTACCACTTGTTGTACCCAAATCATTTATGATCTCTCCAAAATTTTTAATTTGCATATTGGACAACTGCTGGTCATTCATATCCAACGTTGCACTCAATTGAGTTTGACTGATCACAAAACCACCTGCTGAATCAGGTTGTGTGACTGTGATATTGTCACCGCCTGCAATCTGTGTTTCACTACCTGCCGACACTGTGGCAAAAGAAAGTGTACCACTACCGTTTGTCTGAAGCACTTGACCATTAGATCCATCTGTTTTAGGAAATGAATATTGGGCATACATTTTAATTGTTCCTGTGCCACCTGAAGCGAGAAGTGAAAGATTTTTATCACTCTCAGCAATTATTTGTAGATCATCACGTCTGTTTGCCCGAATTTGATGCCCTACTCCTGTGCCCGGACTACCGCCATTTGTTTGTGCGTGACTGCCACTGTCAAGTATACTCCAACCAGCACCTGTGATATCATCTTCGGCATCACCATTAAACAGCATACTGATACTTGCGGATCTGTTGGTAAAACCTATGTTACCATTATTTGAAAGTTGAAATGAATTATTTTGCGGTGAAGGAGCACCTGTATGAGCGTCTGTCTCTACAAAAAGTCCTCTATAACCGGGTTGTGTTAAAATCCGTATCTTTACAGCACTTTCACCACCACTGTCTATTTGTGATGACTTAATTAGAAAATCACCCACCTCGAGATCCCCACCCAATTCCGGAGAAGTGTCATCGACAACCTCACTGATACCACCGCTGGCATTGATCACAAAAGGACCTCCTGCGGAATCAGGTGCTGTGATTGTTGTACTGGCACTGAATTCTGCCACTTCTAATCTGCCTGCAGATTTGTTGTAAATCAAAATGGCATTGCTGTCAATACCTGTGGTGTCAATGAAATCAACAATGTCGTTGACTGCCTGACTCATTGTGTTCAGTTCTGGTCTTGATTCTTTGATAGAATCTGTGTCTGCTGAAAATTTGTTTGAATCTGGTTTATTTGTTGGCCATGCCATTATAGTATCTCCGTTTGTCCCACAATATCAGTTTGTAATTGTGGCAAATATTGTATCTGCACATCCAATGTGCAATCTATTCTACGTGCTTTACCGTATGAATCTAAATCAAAAATATTTAACACAACAGGTGTGCTGGATTTGTCAATATAGACTATGGGCCTCACAGGATCACCTCCTGAATCATCTA